CGGAGTCAAAGCAGGACGATTCAAAGCTTTCTGAGTTGCGGCGCTTCCTTCACCAAGCCCGCCAATTCCACCAGTCATATAATTACCAGAAGCATCAAATGCATCTTGCTTATCCTTTGGGGGTGGGGGTGGGGGCGGAGGTTTCTGTGGGTCTTTTTCTTTTGATACCGGGGGCTCATGTGGGAGTATATCACCAGGAAGATGAGGAGGAAGTTCACGATCAAAACCATCTGCTCGTTTCTTAAGCAAAACAGTTCCCTTTGCAAACTTAACAAAGGTTTTAGCCATCTCAACAGCCTCGGCATAAACTTTCTTTGCATCTTTAACCGTATCAGAAGCTAGGGTTGAAACATAATCAACATCCAAACCAGCACGTTTTACAGTTTGCTTGTTCTTATAGAATTCAGCAGCAACTTTCAAATCATCACGATGAGCAACAACTTTCTTTTGCATATCGTACATTTCACGAGCTAGAAGCTTCGCAATTTTACGCTGCATTACCAAAAGTTTAGCAACGGCCTGACCTTCTTCACCAGCCTGGCTTAATGATTCAAAATCTTCAACTTGCTCAGGTTGCTCAATCAAAGTCATGGTGGCTTCACGAAGATCGGCGCCAACATTATCAAGAGCATTTAGCAATTCAGGAACCTGCTCTTTAGGATCGCCATCTCCGCCCTTATCTAATTCAGGAGGAGCAGCATCCATTGGAGGGGTCGCGGGCATTGAGGGACCAACAGGGGGCGCCATAGGAACGGGTGACGGCAAGGCGGCATCCGGGGGAGGAACAGCAGGCATAGCAGCTAACTGTGCGCTCTTAAATAAACTTGAGGCACGATTAAAACTATTATCCTTGCGGATTAGGTTAATAACACTCTGCCCGAAATCTCTAGAAGCAATCTCAGTATATTTACGACCGGTTGCTTGAGCAATTTCATGAACGGTTCCGCTTAGAACTAGTTTATCACCAGCAAAAACATGCCAAGCACTTTTCGCCATATTATCAGAGCCATCAAGATCTGCGGCCTTGACAAATTTAGCTGATAATTTTGCGCGAGAAAGCATTTGCTTAACTTTCAGATCATCTCCATAGAGGCCGTCAACCTTGCCAACATCAGGGAAGGGCTTTGCGCCAACCATTTGTTTATCTTCCTTATCACGAGTTGGGGCATAAGGCTCTTTCTTATAGGGAAGTTTTTCGGGATCATTCAAGTCACCACCACCAAGATAATAAGACTTTTTAGCCTTATCAATAGCTTCGCGGCGAAGTCCTCGACGACGCTCAAGTTCTGAACCCAATCGCTGTAGTTGCTTTTTCACAGTCGCATCCTCCGGGGGAATCCCATCGACGGTACCTAAATTAGAGACTCCTGTCATTTGTTTATCAAGTTTATCACGAGTTGTTTGATAATTCTCTTTCTCGTACTTTGGTTTGCCGGGAGTGGGTTCGTTAACTCCGCCACCACCGAGGTAATAAGACTTTTTATCCATACGTTTTTCTCCATCCTGATTCGACAATTTATCAATATCCCTTCGCATTTCTTTAAGACTTTGATGAATATCCTGAACAATATTCTTAAATTCTTGAGAGGCGCGAACTGTCTCTCCTTCATCTGATTCATCTTCCTCAACTTGTTCGATTTGATCAGCCTTATTTTTTAATTCTTCCAGCTGTTGGGTCGCATCTTTCAAGCAAGAAATCGTTTCAGAGAGTTTTTCCGGATCAACCAATTCACTCATAGACACCATTCCTTTAATGTCTGCCTTTTTTGAATCAATATATTTATTTAAAGCACCAACCGCAGCAAAAACATGACGAATTTGTGCTTTTTGATCCGCCCCATTTACAACTATAGATAATTCAATTGGATTAAGTCCAACGTTAATTTCTCCATAGCAAACTCTATTACGCATACAATTGCAATATTCAGATTCACATTTAGCTGCGCAACCACAATCAGAGCAAATAGCTGTCTCAACTGCAGTTCCCATTGAAACTGAAGTTGAATATTTTGCTTCAACTTGTCTTGCTAATTTTGGGTGAGCTTTGCGATCTAATGCACATAATGCAACAATTCTACGTTTTGGATAGTCATAATAGGTATCAACAATTATACCTCTAACCATTTCAGCTTGATCAGACTTATGATCAACACATAATGGCTTACCTACCCATTTACGATATGCTTTAATTAGTTCTTCTTCTGGGAAAATATCATTATTAGCATTTTTGTATGGTTTGACATTTGGATCTGAACAAATCCATTTCCAAGATTTCCCATTCTTTTCCCAAATAGCTTTGACTTCATTGCCACTAGCATCTTTCTTAATAGAACCATCATCATTTATTAATGACGCCTCAGCAGAATGCATCATAATGGCGGCAAAATATAAGAAATCTTTTGCTTTAGGGGCAATGCCTTTAAGAGTTGAAGCAATCTTTTCAAATCTTTCAACAATTTCAGGATCGGATAAAATAATATCATTAGGCCGAATTGCGTCGGCTGTGATAAATATCGCTTCTCCTATCTTCTTGAAACTCATTAAATACTCCAATTCTTAATTCTTCTCTGATAATTCCTTTTTATTACCATCTTTTTTTTGTTTTTTTATCAGTTCCTCTGTCTCTTCATCTAATTCTTTATTTGGATTAACAATTTCAGCTATTTTTCCTTCGCCATATTTCATAATCATAATATCTCCATTACATATAATATTTAATTATTACCAATATTAGTAAATCTATCTGTATTACCACTTAACATTCTTTGAGAATCGCTGGGATTATTAGAAGGCCCAGAATCATTTTCTTCAATATATATATCCCCATGTCGTAATGCTTGCTGTCTTTCTTCATTTAATCTTTGATCAATAGGTTTATTTTCAGAAACCTCTTCTAACCAATTTTTATTCAAAATATCATCATCTACAAATTGTAAAACCCTATCATTTATTAATTCTTCAAATTCATTACTTGAAGTATTAATCTTATCAATTAATCCCTTGCAATCCTCAATATATGATTCACTATCATAATCTTTTAATCGCTCAATTAAATCATTTACTTTTTCAGTTATATTTCCTGATACCTGAATTATAGATTCAATTAATTCATTAACCTTAGGATCATTTGCAAATTTATTAAATAATTTTATTGCATTAAATAAATCTTCCATAAATTCATTAAAATTAGATAATAATTTTTGATTATAACGATTAAATAAACCTCTCTTTTTATAAATATCATCCTTACTAATATCAGAAATGCTTGAGAATGAATCTGACATAATATCTAAATGATCTTTAGCAATAGATAATACAGCAAGAGCATGGTTAAAGGAATCAACTAAAGTTTCTGCTTCTTTCTTTTCAGATTCAAAAACTGGAAGTGTAACATTTAAAATATCAGCAAATTTATTAATCATCACCATATTATTTCCTGCATTATGATAAACGTCAATACATTCAGTTGGTCCTGCCCCAGAAATATTTGAATAATTATCATACCTACCCATAAAAGGAACTTCTTCTGGGTAAATTACATTATCTTCTGGAGCTTGTGAAACATAATTGGGAGTAACCGTTCCCATCTGTGGAGCAAAAGATTGTATTGGATTAAAAGCTGGCGGAGGAGTATCATTATAATTAGTTTGATCTTTTAATAATTGATTAATATCTCCATCATCATTATCATTTAAATCATATAAAGAATCATATAAAACTCTTAAATATAAATCTCTTCTATCAGACTCTAATCCTTTCCCAAAATCAAAATCAACCATTTCTTGTATAACAGTATTAAAATCCATTCCCTTTTTTAATCTATATAACGCAATAGCAAGGCCAGTTCTATCTTTTCCATGACGACAATGGATATAAGTTGGTTTATCTTCTAATAACCTCACAATATTTTTTGATAAATAATTTAATGTATCAATACTATCAATTTCTTTTATTGGCAAAACGATATGTTCAATCTTTTGTTCTTCTGTATATGGATGAATAATATCAGCAGCTTTTTGGTCCAATGAAATTATTCGTTCAACGCCATAATTATTTTTTAAATTCAAAATATCTTGATAAGAAGGCATTGACCCTCTAAAAATAGAATCTGTTACAGCAGCGAACCTATCCATTAAATCCTCGCTTGCATTAATGCCACAACAGCAGCATCTTCCAATCCATCTTGAATTGCTTGATCAAATGCTTGCTTGAATTTAAGCATAAATTCTTCTAAATGCTCTGGTTCATTTTTATTTAAATATCGCATATATGATGAATAAGTTTTTTTATCTTCATCATCTTTTTTAGCGCGCTTCAAAATAAATTCAATTAATTGCCAAGATTTTTTCTTCTCATCATCTTGGTGTTTAAAATATTCAACTTGCTGCAATCTTTTTTGAGCTCCTTTTTTTGAATCAAAAGTTCCTAAATTTTTACCATCTTCAGATAAAACTCTCCACTTATTATTCTTAAGATGAACTATATAAGAAATTTTATTCATAAATTACTCTAAAAGCAAATTTCTTTTTATTAGATAATAACATTCCCAATTTAACATGAGATAAAGTTTTATTCTCATCTGAGATATTTGCCAAAGCATTTACATTATATCTATTTTTAAATTCATTTGAAACAAGCTGACAAAATTCTACAATGTCCTTTTTATAAGCTTCTTTGCAATTTATATTTATTTGAACTTTTGATAATGAATCAGTAGATATTATAAAAGCAGACTTAGTAATTCTTTTTATTCCATTTGAAACAACTCTAGCAAATTCTAATTTACTTTGAAAATCATTTGCTTGAATATCTAAAGAAACTTTAACCAAAGAATTATCTTTAGAAGCAAAAAGTTCTTTAATACCAGAATTAATTTCATCAAGATCCTCATTGGAGACATTTTCATCATCAGGAGAATCAGATTTTAATTCGGGCTTTTCCTCGGGCTTTTCCTCGGGCTTTTCCTCGGGCTTTTCCTCATCAGGCTCAACATTTGGCGAAGCCCGATTCTCTGCATCTCTAATTTTTTGAACAAGACCAGTAGGAAGAACTCGTCCATGAGATACACCAGTTGAACTTACTTCTGGCATTATTGCGCGAATATCTTTTACTTTAATAGAATCACGATTACCAAAAAGAGCCTTATTAGCAAGATATGCTTTTGTTAAACTACCATCCTCATTAAACTTTCGATAAAGAATAAATTCAGGATCTGATGATTTTGTTAAAAACCCTGGCGCAAAATTAGCAACAAATAATTGAACAGGATCATTCCATTCTTTATGGCCTGTTGCTTTTTGTATTCCTCTAAAAGCTTTTTCAGCCCATTTTAATTGTTCCTCTGGGGAAGTATTTTCAAATGAATCCCACAACCCAGGCGGCATTCCGACTCCCCGTGCCCCAATTTGAGTGAATTGATTAAACCCCTTTGCAATTGGTTTTCCATTTTGAATATTTTGAGCGGTTGAATCAAATGCACTTTCTTGATATATTAACATTGCAAGCCATTCAGGTTTCATCCCCAACCTTCTTGCTGTTGCGACAAATTCATCCCAAAATGAATCACTCAAATTTTTATACGCACCAGGATTTACAGCCCCAAATTTTATAGAGGCTTTTTTAGGAGGAATTGGCGAAATATTAAAAATAGTCCCAATTGCCTTAAATGACATTCTATTTCTTGGCTGAGCTGATGTTTTCCAATCAATTAATTTAGCCTCTGTCTGAAATCTAATATCATAAATAGGCAAAGAAATTATTCCAGTAATTACTGTAATTACAGTTTCACCAGCTCTAATTTTTTCTACTCCTTTATATGGAGAACGAAGACTTGCAATTACAAGAGTTGAATCTATAACAGATAACTTTAATCTATGAATGATTTCTGAAATATTATCATTAAGATATTGAGCCGCTTCTTCTTTATTTTTATGATGAGTTTGAACTAATAATTTTTGTAATCTGTTTTTTAATAAAGTTATAAAACCCTCAGATTCAACAACAATATCATCTGGTTTAAGATCTTTATACCAATTAAAACTCTTCAATGGTTTATTATATTGTTCATCTAATTTAATATCATATGTTGTTGGTAAAATGCCCTTTATTTTTTCTTGCATTCCAGGCATTCTCAAATCGTCTTTTGTAACATATTTAATTATATCTGTTTCTTTATTAACAGTATCAAGAACAAGCCAAAGAACTTTTATTTCTTCTTTAAGAACAGAAAGATGTTTATTATACGCAACAATATCGCCATCATTTATTGCGGCCATAAGTTCATCAATTAAGACATCCAATCTTTCAGCCGATTGACGAACATTTTGGCTATGATCTTTTAATTGAGATAATTCCTCATTATATTTAGAACTAAATAAAGATTTAAACCAATTTTTGATTTTACGCAAAACGCCAGCAACCTTAACAACCTGATTGCCATTCGTTGTTTCCAAATCAAAAGCAAGTTTTATAAATTCTCTGTGCATAAATTATTTTCCATCTATAATTGACAGAAGTTTCAGACTTGTTTCAACTTGACCTAAATCATCTAATTCCTGAGACTTTTTTAATATCTCCTTAACCATCGCCGTATAATTTTTTTCTTCTGCTAATTTAGTTAAAATAGACAAGAAAGATGCATTTACTTTTTCTTGAGCCAAAACACCTGGGGATCTAGTAGTTTGTGGAGCAGGTTCTTCAAGTTTTTGAGTTCCTTCTTCAAGTTTTTGTGTTAATCCTGCTATTGGAGGAACCATTGGAAGTTCTTGAGCTGGCTGAGAACTGGGAGAAATTTTTGGTTCAGGCATATTAGAAGGAAGCTGTGGTTCACTTTTAAAACCTTCTAATTTTTCTTGACCTTGTTGGGATAATAATTCCAAATCAACATCATCCGGAGACACTTCAGTAAATTGGTCTTGAGGCAACATTTGAGTGCCAGGTAATACTTGAGCCCCCTCTTGAGGTAATACTTGAGTTCCTGGCAATCCCTGAGCTCCTTGAGGTAACATTTGAGTCTGTTGTTCAACTAAATCCCTAGTCTCATCAATTCCACTTCCACTTGGAATTTTACCATGAGTTGCTTCTTGCATCATTTCATTAATTTCTTTTGCTTGATCTTTCAAAACAGTTGACATTATATTTGAATACTCTTTTTGAAACTCTTTTTGTTTCAATGATATTTTATTCAAATTATCTATAAAGCTACCTATTTCACCCTTATTTCTATCTACTTTCATTAAAGATAAAGTTTCTTTAATGCTAGAAACTGTTCTATCAAGTTTAACAATAATACTATTTATTGAGCGATCTCTTTCTCTACGCTTTTTTTCAACCATTTTATCATAAATACGCCTTCTTGTCCAATCTGACCACCAGCCAGCAGTTTTCTGCATATCATGATTAAATCCAAGAGCTTTCATTATTTCAATATCTTTATTAGATAAACTTGCAGTGCGCTCAATTTCTTGTAGTGCTTTTTCTCTTAATTCATGTAAATTTTTAATATCTGGATTTTCATTTATTTTATTTAATAAAATATTAATATCATAAAGAACAGCTGTAACTTGTAAAATTCTTTTTGCTTTAAAATCTCTTTTTAACTGTTTTACCAATGCATCTAATTCTTTTACCCAAGTTTTTAGCTCAATAAATGCGGTTCTGACAGCATCCATTTGCTCCTTATAAAGAGCATCTGTCCATTCATCTAATCTTCGCATAAATCTAGTTAAAATTGGAAAAGAAACTTTTTTCCACTCACCATTTCGAGATACAATAAATTCAATATGTTTATCATTATTTGAAGACATTTTATTCCCATTGAAAAATATACAAAATAATGCTATATTATGCCTTGTTTTTTAACCAGCCGGGGGAGGAGTTTTAGGAGCGGCAGCAGGTGGTGGGGGCGGAGTAGCTGGCATCTCAGGCATTTCTGGCATTCCCGGCATTTCTGGAGGCATTTCACCAGAAGGCTCTTCGCCAGGTGTTGTTTGTCCTGGCAAAGCTTGTTCTTCACCTTCAACAATCTCAGAATCTGGATTTAATGTTCTTAATTCAGCCAACTTCATAGTAGCAAGAGCCGCGGCTTCTTTCGTTCTAATTGCTCGGTCAATTTCCTCTTCTCTTAACCTTCTTTTTTCATCTTTATAATCCAAACCTAATGATCTATAAACCGTTTGTTTAGAAACTGACTTATCTTCCCCATCAGCCAAAGCAACTAATTGAGTTAAATAATCACCAGTATCAAATAATGACATATGATTCCACTCAACTTCTGGAACAATATATTTCTTCATGCCACCAGAATATTCATAAAATTCATTTATTTTTGAAATTGGAGCAAAAATCTTTTTCCTCAACCATGCTGCTAAATAATTTCTTAAAAAGAAATATCTCTGTCTTAACACATCAAGAGAAACCGTTCCATTCGCATATGTAACTTCATTTCCACCATCCATAAGAACCTGTGGAACCATTAATCCAATATAAATTTCTTTCAATAATTGAGTAATATCTGGGCCAATATCTATAATAGCCCCATTTGCACCAACTCGTTCTACAGTCACCCCCTCATGAGTAAAAATTTTAAAATCTCTATCATATTGAGCAGCTTCCCAAATATCACGATATTCTTGCAAAGCTTCTGGGGTTGGCTTAAAATTATCTGCACCACCACCAACTTTAATTAATGTAATAGGATTAATTAAATTATATGCTTGATGAAATTTAGATTCTCTTAAAATATCAAAAAGCATTAATTGTTTAAAACAAGAAGTAACAAGACCAGTTCCACGCAAATCTTGTGGAGATAATCTTCTAGCAATATGCGATACATAAAAATTATTTAAAGGAATATTTTTACCCTTTTTAACATAATCAATAATAACATCATCTATCATAGCTCGTTGTTGAACATCGGCCGGTCTATTTGATGTTATTATTTTTTTTAAATTTTCATCTGGACGAAGAGAAATCATAGGCTCGCCAGATACAACAGAATTTTTCAAAACTACATAATCAGGATTTTGTAATACGATACGCCCCCATTTATTTCCATCTAATTGAGCATATGGAATCGCCTCTCCTAATAACCAATATTCTTGGCATATCATAATACAAGTATTAAAAAGATCTATTTCCTCAGCCATTTCCATAAAGAAATTTTCAACTTTCTTATCATGGCATTTAATATTTAATTTAGAAATAGGATATGTAGAATGTAAAGAAATTGCATTTTGAACAACAGGATTCAAAGCGAAAAACGCACGAGACCAAGCATTAATTGTGGCACGATCTCTAGGAAGGTTTAAGTTACTAGTAAGCCAAAGAGGACTGTAAATTTCTGGAACTTGTCGAACAGTTCCAGATTGCCCACTATATCCAGTACCGCCAACCCCAGAAGTTGTTGCGAATTTTGACAATGGAGTTGAGCTATAAATGGGCATAATAGCAGTTTCTTCACTTTTTGGTTTAAACCCACTTCGAGATTCTGTAAATAATCCAGCTTCAGTTTCTTCTTGAAGCGACTCTCTCCTATATTGGCTAACAGAATTTGCCATTCTTGGAGTAACTAATGGCACTCCACGTTTTATAACGTAATCTTTATGCATAATTTTTTCTCAAAATAGTAGTTAACTCTACATATATCCATGCCAATATATTCCAATGCTTTAAAACAAAAAATGCAAAATAAAATAAGGCTCTATGATTAACCAAGCATTAAATTGAACGAAAGAAAAAATATGTTAAATTCTGTTGATATTGTCGAGAATTGCTGCAGTTATAGATTAATTATTATGTATGGTTTATTCGTTAATGTTGAACCTCAAAATTTGTTTGAGGTTGAATAACAATAACCAAATAGGAGAACACCTCGTGGATAAAACAACTATCGTTTTGGATACCTCAGTTATTTTGCACGACCCAGCTTGCTTAGAAAAACTAGAGAATTCGGAAATCATTCTGCACATAAATGTTTTAAATGAATTAGATAAAAGTAAAAAGTATCCTGATGAAGTTGGGAGAAACGCCCGAGTATTCATCAAAATGATTGATAAATTGTTTAGTGAAGTCAATGGAATGAGCTGTGAAATCGGAACCAATACAATTACAATTGGTACATTCGATTCCAATAAACCATTAGAAAAAGCTGACAATTCATTGATTGAATGCGCTTCTAATCTTAAAACCACTGGCAAAACTGTTATTTTAATGTCTAGAGATATTAATTTAAGAATGAGAGCCAGAGCTTGCGGCATTACTTCTCAAAGCTATGAAAAAACTAGTTCAAGATCTAGTGAACTATATACCGGGATCTGCTCATTAAAAAATGCTGAACTTGGCGGCTTTTTACAAGAATCTGGATACCTATCATTAGATGATTATGAAGAACTTCAAGATTTATATCCTAATGAATGTATCTTATTTACAGATGATGAAAAAAATGGTGTTGCTCTTGGTCGAAGAACTGGTAGTAAAATTTCTTTAATCAAAGACAGAAACTTATGGACAATAGGAACTAGAAATAAAGAGCAAGCTTGTGCTGCTGATATTTTGCTTGATCCTAATGTTCCTCTAGTAACTCTTATCGGTAATGCTGGAACTGGTAAAACTTTATTAACTCTCGCCTCTGCTCTTGAAATGGTTATAAATAAAAAAGCTTATAAAAAGATAATTATTTATCGCCCAATGCAACCAGTCGGACAAGAAGTTGGTTATTTACCAGGTAACCTAGAAGAAAAATTAGATCCATGGATGTCTGCTATAAAAGATAACTTTGAATTCCTAGCAACTGCAAATAAAAAAGATAAATCATGCGGCAAATCAAATTGGAAAGATAAACTTGGTCAATATGCCGATTTAATCCAAATGGAAGCAGTTACATATATACGCGGCCGAAGTATTCCAAATGCTTATATCATTATTGATGAAAGCCAGAATACAACTCGTGAACAAATTAAAACAATATTAACAAGAGTCGGAACTGGATCAAAGATTGTAATGACTGGCGATATCTATCAAATAGATGGCAAGAATCTTGATACAGTATCTAATGGCTTGACTTATACTGCAGAATCGTTTAAATATTCTGATTTAGCAGGCCATGTTACTCTAACAAAGGGTGAACGTTCAAAACTTGCAACAGAAGCTGCTTTACTGCTTTAATGTCTTGCAAAAGTATTTGAAGCTCTATTCATGGGCAAATGGGCTAGCAACATGCTGGCCTTTTGTCGTTTTGCAGGATCATTTTTCATTAAAGATGGATCATTAATAGAAAATCCATTTGTCGCATCATATCTATAAGCAATATAAGCATTTAATAAAGCCATAAATCCATCATTTGGAGTTGAGCCTTTTACATATCTAATAACGGCATTTCCACCGCCATCTAATGTAACTTTAATATCCATTGAACAACATTGGTAAACTAACCAGGCAATTCGTTCATAACTACGTCGTTCATACGGAAATCGAATCGCACCATTTTTCATTCTAGTATAAAGTTCTTCAATCCAATAATCTCTTTCAAATTGAATTTCTTTTGGGAAAATATCATCAACAAATTTAACATGATTCTTCATTTTATTACTTATTGCACGACTTGCCAAAACTCTTTCCCCATAACTCTGTTGTAAAGTCTGCATTAAATCATTTGCATATCCAATATCGCCAACAGCCAAATCAACATTATATGCGCGGAACATTTGGTCAACTACCATCTTTTTATATTCTGGCTCATTTTTCTCTAAGATTTTAGCAAATTCTACAGACAAAATATATGGGCCATCTGTTGATAAAATAACTGCTGTGCTATATGATTGACCACGTCTTTTCCCTTTTTTCTCACCAACTATAAATTGATCTAAATCTACCTTCTCTCCCCAGTCCAACCCAAGATAAACTTTTCGATTTGGATTATGTTCTAATCCTAAACTTATTTCCCGATCCATATCAGCGCATAATTCTCTAACCTGTTCGGGAGTAATTATAAAGCCCTCACCAGCAAAGAAATCCCCAAGAACCTCATTCCTATAGGCTCTTTCAGTCATAATTGGGTGATTTTCCGGCTTTTGATCTAAAATATCTTGTCTTTTATATTCAGGCATATATAATTGATTAATATGATAACCAACCATTTTTGTATCGCCTTCATTTAAAGCAATCCATTTACCTCTTTCAACAGCCTCTCGTTTATCCTGCTGAAAACCACATTTAGGACATTGAACAATATAACCATGACTAGGATGATCTTCTGGTAATGAATCTTCTATCCAAATTTTTTCCCAATCATCAGTTTCTGGAATATGTAATGGAAAATACTCATGACACTTTGCACAACCTAAATGATATAATTGTTGATTAGAAGATTTCCAAATTTTATGAAAATCTGTCCCTTTTTGTTTGGGCGTTCCGAAATATAATTGAATGCCTTTTGTTTTAGGGCCATAATGAGACTTCGCTAAGCTTTTTGTTGAATTACTTATTGCTTCCCCAGTTGTATCTTGGCACTCATCAAATAAAATAATATCACAGCTTCTACCTCTTAACCTATCTCCAGTTAAGCCAGTAGAATCAATAAACATGAAATTACCATTTTCAAATTGTTTAAATTGTAAAGAATCTTTTGATGCTGCTTTATCTAATTTAGATTCAACATAACTTTTAGGATTCCTACTATTTGGATCAATAGGAACCGCACTTTTTATCATTATATTAAGTTTAGTTTTAGCATAAGTATAAGCCATTTCCAAAAGAGGAAAACAATGCATTACACGTATCGGAGGCTTGCCATTTATTCCAAAAATACCAGCCGACATAAAAAATAATGATAAAGCACAAGCCATAACAGTTGCTCCAACCTGCCTGCCTTTTACCATTACAACTGGTTTAGCATTTTGTTCTAATGCTTTTATTCCTAAATATCTATAAATATCAATAAATGGTTTATATCCATTACCATTAAGTTTAAACGGCATTCCTTCTAATGTTAATTTTTTCTCACAAAAAGCGACGGGATCTAATGAGAGAAGCCCGTCTTTCATCTGATTAAATAAATCAGATGCTTTTGGTACCGGTAAATCTTTCGCCATAAACTACTTCTATTTATTTCATTCCTTTGAAAAAGTCCTGATTGTCTTGATAATCAGCATCATCAGAAACATCTTCATCTTGAATATTATGCATATCTTCAGTTTTATTTATATCACGAGCGATCATTAAATTATTTAACCATGTCTTAAAAAGCTCGCCCTCAGTTACTTCAACATCTAATCCATATTGTTTAAAATAATTCAAAAGCTCATTGCTTATTGCCAAGAAATTATTATGCTTATGAACATTAACAGCATCCTTTGCGGCTTGAATAATATCCATAATTTTATTAGATGCAACATTATGATGGGCTAATAATTTTGTAATATGATCTTCAGTTACATCTAATGAAGATGCAACTTTAAGATTATTTTCTAATTGAGTATTAACAATTTGCAAATAATCATCCAGGCCAACACGTTTCCGCATATCTCTGACAACTTCATCAACAGAACTATATGTTGGCTGATTAACCAAAATAGAAGTTAATTGATCTAAAATTGATTGATTTGCTTTTCGAGTTTCTACAATACTTGGCGAATCCTGCATTCTTTTCGCAAAATTATCCAACCAATCAGCCCGACTAGTCATAGGCCGTTCATATTCATAAATATCTTCTCTTGTTATTCTACTTATTTTTATCATAATTATCCGCCAAAGATTTTAAAAGAAAAACTCTATTATGAATTTCCCACTTAAGTAAAATAATTAAGTCATCTCGTGATAATTTCTCTATATAAGAAAAATAATCATCCATTGAAGTATCGTTAAACTCTTCCTGTTGTTTTGAATTCATAAAAACCTAAGCAGGATAATTTGCGCCCCAGTCAAAATTATCTGTTGAAGTCTGATCTATTTCTTCATCTAACAAATATCCGCGAGGACGACGAACAACATATCCCTTATCAGATAAAACCTGAATAAGAGAAAGTTGCTCACGATCATCTAATTTAAACTTAGCAACCAATGCATGGAAAACATCTTCAATATCTTTTCCTGCGGATACCATTGAATTAATACAAATTCTAGCAATAGTATCTATAAAAACAGGAACGCAAACTGTATGAGTTCCAGTAGCCTCTTTGGTCATAGCGGCTTCTTTAACCACAGACGCTTTCTTTGTTTTCTTAGTCATTTTACCAAAAAGTAAATCAAGTCTTTTCTTAAGTCTATCTAACCCATCATAAATTTCATCTCTAACTTGGTCGATTGCATCAATAGGGATCTCTCCATTAAAGTCTGCTCGAACTGCTTTTGAAATTTCACGATCTATTCGTTCTAAATACGCCATAGCTCGCTCAACACCAGAGATTTTTTGGCCAGAATGATGGGGAATTGCTTGCATTCGTTGCTGAATCCAATCCAAAAAACTAGGAACTGTCCAAGACCAAGGATCTTTTTCTTTTTCACCCTCATCTTCAACAACAACCTCATCCTGAAGAATATCACTTAAGACACTCATTTGGTCATCACTACCGGGAATCTCGGGAAGTTTAATATGAAACTCTTTAGTTTCCGCAGGCTTATCACCTTCTTGAATAGTAATTTCGCCTTCTAAATCACCATTTTCTTCAGAAACATTTAATTCACTGAATTCTTCAACATCCTGTGCATCTGCGCTTTGAAAATCAACCATATCTCCAGGAGCACTTTGATCCATTATATTCTCAACCAATTTAGATCGGCCTTCTGGTGCTTGGATGCTTATGCCTTCCGGATTCTCTTGTGCGTACTTTTTAAATGACATAGTAAACCTCTATATTCTATTATCTTTTATTACCAGCTTTGTGAATTTTTTTAACAACTTCTTCCGCATCCATTCCAGTAGATTCTATTGAATATCTTCCATAATACATACTATGATCGATACTATTGTCTGTATAATAACCTAAAGGAAAAGAATATAATCCATCTATTCCAATTCCAGAATACATCTTATAAAATAAAGGTGATCCGGCAATAGCTGGTTTATCTTCATTAATACCTTCTGCTATACTTCCATGATTGCATTCGACAAGTTCTTTATTTTCAAATAATTTACCAGCATATTTACAGCGGGTACATGAAGCTTTCCATCTAAAAATAAACTCATTTGATTTTTGAAATTTCTGAATATTTTTTTCATCAATTTCTTCATTTTGTTTCATTTCTTCTATATTAGCCATTTTATCAACACTTTCACCAGCATTTCTGCAAGCAAAAGAAATAGAAAGGCCAAAAGGACATTTTAATTCCCCATTATCTCTCAACATAAATTCCTCTAAACATATATGAAATCCGTCTTGACAAATGGTAATAAATTCAGTTCATATAATAATCTTAATGTTCTACCATAGCTATATTTAAATGATTTCTTTAACATCTTATAAAGATATTTTTCTTCTACATTTTCAATTAACTTTGCATTTACTTTAACCCAATTTAAAATAGATTTATCAATTTTAAAATCTAATTTTGTAGCAAGATAAACAACTCTTATAATTCTATTATAATCATCATTAAAAGTAACATCAGGATCAAGACAGGTTCTTAATATTTTATCATTTATATCATCAATTCCAAGTCCAGTTAGATCTTGTATATTTGATAAATCAAGATCCAATAAAAGAGTATTACAAGTAAAATCCCTACTATAAATTTCAGATAATAAATCATTATCTTTAATATTTTCATACTCAGATATTTTTGAAGAAATAAAATGACTTGAAAAATCTATTTTAAATTTATCCAAACTAATAGAAGTATGATGATCAGGAAAAGATAAAAGGGGAGTATTTATTAATTTTGAAAATTCATTAGCTAAATGAGTTACAGTTCTATCCCCAGTAGTAATATCAATATCTGTAAATTTATTCTGATTTTTGGCAACATGATCCCGAGGAATTCCGCCAACAATAAAAGGCTGAGAGCAATGGCTTTTTTTTGCAGCGAATTTCAGATATTTAAGTATTTCTGAAAGTGATAAATTCATTACCTACCTTCTTGGAGGAATAGGGGGCGGGCCTGGAATTGGGGCGGGCCTCGGTGGCGGTACTTTAACAGGGGGGATTTCTGGAGCAACTGGAATTGGTTTCTTCAATTCTTCAGGAGTTTCTTCCTTTTCAGTTTCTAATAATTCTTTTATCTCTCGCTGATCCTTACGCTTTTCTTTAATCTTTAGATCCTTTAATTCCTTATCTTCTAATTTTGATTTAAGATTAGTAACATCTGGTGAATATGTTTCATCCTCAGAAATTAATAAATCCACCTTTTCTGGAGGGGTAAGTGACCCACGTAATTTAGACAAAATATCTTCAATTCTTGTATACATATATTGATTACTTTCCAGCGCTGACCTGGTGGCTTCTGCTAATGCCGGGAAATAACTTGCAATACCCAATGCATCCATCATTAAATCAACTATTGCCAATTGTCTTGGAATTTCTCTATTTTTTAAAATTGAAGAAACAGTATCTAACCTATCTATAACATCTGAGATTTTAACATCAGAAATATCTAAAATATCAGAAATTTTCTTTTCTCTTTCAGCTGGTTTTGGCTGAGCTGTTGGAATTGGGCGAGGAGCCATTACTGATGGAGGTATTTGTTGCTGAGCTGTTTTGAGAGAAAAGTCTTCTGCAAAATCATCATCACTTTCATCAACATCTATTTCAATATCATCAGCCAAAGAATCATCATCACATCTATCACCATTAAGAGCCGCTGTAAATTCTGCAAAAGGATCATCTTCTTCTGGCATTTCTACCTGGGCAATTTTCATAATTAAATTGCCAGCATTTACATGCCCTTGATTATGTAATATATTTGCATGTCTAGCAATAATATCTTCAAGAGATGATGCGTGTTTTATTGGGGCAGTTTGAATTGTTCTTTTTAAATCATGAAGATTTCTAAGCCAATCTCCGAAAGGAACCTCAACAATAGACATGAAATAATCTCTGAAATTAGGATCGGCTACCATTTTTTCAATCGAATTAAATCGACTCATTATAGCGCGAATTTTTCTTTTATTTTCATCTCTTGGTTCAACTTTAACTGGTCCTAAAATTCCTGTATCAAGAATATCCTGCCCGTCAAATAATTGTGCTTTTTTATATTTCATATGATTGTTCTCTCTATAGAATTTTAGCCAATGTTGAAATCCATAACGTTCAGTTTCTGCCCATCCTAATGTCATTTTATTGAAAGCACTAATAAAATCATAACCATTATTCATTAATGCATATATTTTTTTAGTACTATCAAGCCATTTATTTACATCAAACTTTTGTAATGGCTCAAAAGATCCGTAATCTAAAGGATAAGCTTTTTTTACAACAATTCCAGTTTCTCTTATTGCTCTTTCAACTGCAACATAAAATTTATATATAGTATTGATTGGAAATAAATCCAAATTTTTAAAAACTAATAATTCTT